AGGGAACGCGCAATTATGGTGGGAAAAAGTAAAGAGTGACATCGAAAAGAGGCGTGGCTACGATGCCATGTTAGACCTAGTCAACCGCATGAAAAAGGAGCGAGAAAATGGCAAAAGTAGAACTGAGTGACTTTCAGAAGAAGTTCTTTGCACAGGGCACAGGACAGCAGTTGTTCACAGCAAAAGAATTCGAAGAGGGGCTGGCGCAGGCAAAGGCTGAGATCATGGCTGTAGCAATCCAGACCACCAAGCAAGCCATCGGCATTGAGCGTGAAGCCTGCGCACAGATTGCCCTACAGGCTGGCTTTGATGAACTAGCCCACGCCATTCGCACAAGGATGCACCGTGCTGATTGAGCTGGACTTCCCGCCGTCGGAGCTATTCCCAAACCGTGCCAAGGGTACGCACTGGGGCAAGTTGTACCAGCTCCGCTCGGACTACCGTGAGAACAGCACGTGGCTGACCAAACACCAGCTCAAGGGCTGGAAGCACGCAGGCGGAGAACTGAAGCTGACGCTGACGTTTGAGATGCCTGACAAACGAAAGCGCGATGCGGACAATTGCCTTGCCGCCGCAAAGGGAGCGCTGGACGGCTTAGCCGACGCATTGATGGTGAACGATCAACTCTTTCAGCCCATCATGATTTACAGAAAAACAGGAACAAAGCCCGGGAAACTTTTAATCGAGATCGAGGAACAAACATGAGCAAAATTATTGACCCCAACGACGCAGTAGATTTCATGATCGCCAACTCAGCCAAGTACGCAGAGGCAGAGGCAACAAAGGTGTACATGGAGGAGCTACGCAAGACCATCAAAGCCGAAGAGATGAAGAACGCCGAGGTATACGGCAACGGTGAGTACAAGACCGCCGCCATGCAAGAGCGCGAAGCCTACGCCTCCCCACGCTACAAAGAGCACCTAGAAGCCCTCAGACAAGCCGTACAGGAGCGCGAACGCCTTCGGTGGCTCCTCATAGCCTCTCAGGAAAGAATCGCCGTATGGCGCTCTATGGAGGCTTCTAACCGCCACGTCGATAAGGCAACCCTGTAATGCCTTACGCAAAGCCCAACGATGACCAGCACGTTCTTTTTGGAGAGCAGGAGTCGTGGCGCGAGGAGTGGGCGGGTATGCCTGAGTACGAGCAAAAGAACTTGCTTCCCGTCTACTCTCTTCGCGTGAACTTTGACAGCGTAGAAAGCCTTCAGGCTTTTGCCAAGCTCATTGGGCAGTCGGTGACCACCAAGACCAGCTCTGTGTGGTATCCCGCTCAGGAAAAAGCAACACTGGCAGACAAGCGATATGTCGATGAAGCCTAAGCACCCGATCTACATCGTCTCCAAGGGGAGATGGGGTACAACGCTCACGGCAGATGCGCTTGAACGCATGGGCGCCGAATATCGCGTGGTGGTCGAGGAGCAAGAATTTGATAACTACGCAAGTAGCGTGGATCCGTTCAGGTTGTTGGTGTTGCCTCAGAGTTACCTTGACAGCTACGTGACGTGTGATGAGCTGGGGGACGCGAAGAGCAGAGGCCCCGGCGCGGCACGTAACTTCGCATGGGATCACTCCATCTCGTTGGGCGCCACCCGCCACTGGGTGCTGGACGACAACATCGATGGCTTTCACCGCCTCAACCGCAACATGAAGATCAAGTGCGAAACGCCAGCAATCTTCCGGGCGGCTGAAGACTTCGTGGAGCGTTACACCAACGTGCCTATTGCCGGGTTCAACTACTCCATGTTTGCCAAGCGCAAAGACACGCCACCACCGTTTGTGATGAACACCCGCATCTACTCCTGCCTGCTGATTGAGAACACACTCAAGCACCGCTGGGAGGGGCGCTATAACGAAGACACGCACCTATCCCTGCGCGTACTCAAGGACGGCATGTGTACGGTGCAGTTTAATGCGTTCTTGCAGAACAAGGTCAGAACCCAATCGATGGGCGGCGGCAACACTGAGGCGTTCTACGCAAGCGAGGGCACTATGCCCAAGTCCCAGATGCTGGAGCTACTACACCCAGACGTTGCCAAGGTGGTGTGGAAGTTTGACCGCTGGCACCACTTTGTGGACTACAACAGATTCAAAAAGAACAGGCTTGTCAAACGTGACGGGCTGGTGATCCCCCAAGGAATAAACGAATACGGCATGAGGCTTGTCAATGAATAACACTCTCACAGCAAAAGAAAAGGCGTACGTAGGACTGGTCAAGGAGCTACCCTGCTCTGTGTGTGACGCACCCCCACCGAGTGATGCCCACCACGTCAAACAGCACAGGCAGTACACCGTGGTGGCTCTGTGCAAGGACTGCCACCAAGGGAGCTTCAATGGCTGGCATGGGCAAAAACGCATGTGGTCGGTGATGAAGATGGACGAGCAGGACGCCCTGAACGTGACCATCGAGAGGGTCGTTGCTCTTTTGATGCAAAGGTAGGGAAAGTACCTAGAAAATAATTAAAAAAAGAGTTGCACACACGTTTTAACTTCGTGTTACAATTCATTCACTGCAACAAGCAGTTTACTTGAAAAGGAAAATGGAAATGACTACTACTACAGCTCTCAAAATCGTTGACCAACTCGGCTTGATCGAAGACCAAATCGAAGCTCTGCAAGAGCAGGCAGAAGACCTCAAGAACCAGCTCAAGACTTTGGGTCAAGGTTCATACGCTGGCACGATGTACGTGACCACCATCAAGCACACACCAGAAAAGAAAAGCACAGCTTGGGCGGCTGTTGCCAAAGAGCTGAACGCTCCTGCTGAGCTGATCGCCAAGCACACCAAGATCACATACAACATCCTCGCCGCCGAAACAAAGGCACTGTCAAACTAATCCCTGCCCTTCGGGGCTTTTACTTGAAAGACCATCATGAACTACGACAACATCTACACAGAAGCCCTCAACGCCGCCAAAGCCGCCGAAGCCGCCTTCATGGAAAAACATGGCGAGCCAATGTACTGTGGCTTTGCTTGGGTTGACCTGCCAAGCGCACGTGTTCCCTTTGTGAACTGGTGCAAGAAAAACAACGTCGGTCGCAAGCACTGGCAAAAGGGCTGGTCTATCTGGAACCCTGCTGGCAACCCCACGCAGTCCATGGACATCAAAGAAGCTGGCGCCTACGCATTCGCAGAAGTCCTGCGCAAGCATGGCATCCAAGCCTTCGCTGGCTCAAGAGCAGATTGATTAGGGAAAGTCCCTACTTCTATTTCATTTTAATTTCGTGTTACAATTCATTCACGCCAATAAGGCGGTTACTTGAAGGGAATAGATCATGACCAAAGAAATCAAAATCTCCAGCAACATTGAGATCAGCGAGTTCCGCAAAGGCAACTGGATCATCTTTGCCAGCACAGAGACCGAAGACGGTCGCTACCTTGGCTTCACCAAGGGCTTTGGCACAAAAGCCAACACACTCAAAACAGCACAGCAGTGGGCAAAGTTGTCCAAGGCTGAACTTCGCGCTATCTGCAACGCATAAGGAGCCATCATGACAAACGAAATCGAAACATCATTCAACACCGAGGCAGAAGTTCGCATCAGCCTCGACCAGTACGACGACGGCGTCTGGCTGTCTCTGCAAGGTCGCCGTGCAATGATGGGCGTCCCACTGACTCGCGCCGAAGCTGAGCAACTGCTGGCTAATCTGCAATTGGCTCTTCTCCAACCAGCATGAGCGAGACCATCATGAGCGACTACATCAAAGGATTTAACGCAGGAGTTGACTGCGTTTTGACCGAAATTGAACGACTTGAAAAAACAGGCTCTCTAAGCCTCGAACAGCTTCTCAAGCACCTTGACCCTAAACGAGACCAAAAAACGGCTCAAAAGCCCGATAAAGGGGCTTCATGAGCATGGCTGTGATTAAGAGCGTGCGAGTTGCGCTCAGAGGAATACCTGATGGCATGACCTTAGAGGAGCTGTCAGACTTGTTGGCTAGACCGAAGACCAACGTCAGGAAGGTTCTCAAGAACATGCCAGACGTATACATTGACCGATGGGAAGTGGCGCCAAGAGGGCAGTACAAAGCTGTCTGGTGTGCTGTTATCCCCCCAACTGACTGCCCAAGACCTAAAGGAGTAAGCAATGGATGACGACGATATTCAGGACTACGTTCGCCCTTGGAAGAGGTTAACGGACGAGGAGATTCAGAAAGCTTTAGGCGTAACTGCTGAGGGCTCCAACTGGAACATGATCATGGTTCTCGAGTGGGCAAAGAAGATTGAAGCCGCAATTCTGGAGAAAAACACATGACTGCCGCATACTTTGAAGACCATCCGACAGACCCTGACAAAATGATTTTGCGTAAGCCACGGCTTGATCAAGGCCCAGACTATGAGCGCGGATTTATTGACGGCATGATGTATCAGACGCAATCCAGCGTGTACAAAGCTGTGGATGCAATGTCAAAGCGCAAATGGGTAGGGCTGACGGATGAGGAGATAACGGAGTTGCACCACGAAATTAAAGTGCGATTGATGGGCGCATACAAAATTGAAGACATCTACCGAGCCATTGAAGCCAAACTCAAGGAGAAGAACACATGAGTGATGGCTATTACTGCGTAGTGTGCGGCAGG